GGGAATGAACGCGGAGGTTCCTGAGACCTCGGTGATCTTCGTGGTAGCGTCATACGTTGTGAATCCATTTGTGGTGGACATGTATACGTCATATATAACAGGGTCAGCATTTGCCACCGGCGTCCAGTTGAGATATATATACCCAATACCAGCAGTGGCAGTTACGGTTGGAGCACCTGATGGAACGCTACCATCTGATAGCGGAGTTGCCGGGAAGTTGCTTGTCGTGGCATTGACTGATGTTGCATATCCAGATGAAATACCACCGGAGTCTATCGCACGCACGCGTGCGTAGTAGATTTGGTTCGTTGACAATCCATTGACAGCGATGTTGTCAGCACCGGTGCGATACTGCAATACACCAGTAGTGAATCCAGAGTCAGTAGCGATTGTCACGTCATAGACACCAGCACCATTAGCCATGTCAGGCTCGGTGTTTGCAGTCCAGCGCACTAGGATGTTATCTTTACCTGCTGTAATTGCTAGGCCGGTAGGAGTTGCTGGCGCTGCGTTAGCAGTGGCAGTCTTTGTCAGAGTTGATGACCATGCAGACAGGTTGGCTGAGAAGTCAGAAGCCCTGATTCTGAAGTCATAGTTGACATAGGGAAGCAGACCTAGCAGTGTGGTGCTGGTCAGCGTGTAGTCTATTGTGGTGTATTGCCAGTCTCCAGTTGCAGACGGCTTGTATCCTAGGATGTATGACGCGAGGTCACCATCCGTGTCTGTAACGGCTGTCCATGAAACAACGGCCTGCGCTGTCTTACCGTCTGTTGCATTTGTTAGAGTGGCAGCCAGACCCGTAGGAACGGCTGGTGCAGTGCTGTCCACACCCGTTGGGTTGAGTGGCCTTACTGGACCGGCTGAAGCCGGTGTGGCAGAAGGAGTGTTGAATACGTCCATGGCCACAACTTTGATCCACTGGTCAGTTCCATATGCTACGTTTGAGTATTCGAATGAGGTGGCATTGCCTTCCCAGACCTTGTTGCCGGGGCCGGGTGTGAATCCAGCAGTTGTTCCCACGTATGCAACATACTTCTGGAAGTCAAGGTCGGTGGTGTTGGGTGACCATGTGGCGCTCAGAGCATTAGGCACACCAGTTGCCACCAGACCGGTGACGTTGGCTGGTGGTGGGTTTGTCTGTGAAACGTATGAGGTGTATCCATCTGTATTTCCAGACTTGTCCACGGCACGAACTGCCATCTGAACATTTGCCTGAGGAGAGCCACCGAATGTAGCCACGTTCATGGGGAACGTGAATTCAAACTGTGTGTCAGTAACATTGAATGTACCAGTCAGACCGCTTCCAGAAGACTGAACAGAAACCTGATAATACTGAAGGTCAGTTGCAGGAGTGTTGTCTATCGACTGCGTAACTGCATCCCACTTCAGGAAGAATGAGGTGCCAGACATAGAGCCAACCACATTGGTTGGCTTCTTAGGTGCTACAGAATCTGTGGATGTTGTAATTGGGAAGATTCGGGACCAGTCTGATGTCTGGTCACCGGCCACCGTGCGAAGTTGGAGAGCGTATGCTATGTTGGGCGTCAGGTCTCTCAGAAGTATCCTCATAGTGTCACGTCCAGCGTGTACTCAATGTCCATAGGAACGTTCGGGATCATTGTCACTGGAGAGGCTGGCACTGCACGAGAGATAAGAATGTTGGTGTCCGTAAAGGTGTCCTTGTCGTCAATTCTCAGACCATCGAAGTCAACAGATGCAGCACCACCGGCTGTTGCAGTGGTGAGTACGCCAACGAATGTGATATTCGCCCATGACGGAGTGCCGGTGGCCACAAAGTCAGACTTGTAGAACTTCTGAACCTTGTAGCCAGCCGTTGGAGTATTAATGGTGTATGTAAAGTAGTTGGAGGCATCGGCATAGAACCTGATCTGAACAGATGCAGTGAATGCGTTGTTTACGTTGTACGCCAACTTGAATTCATCAGCATTTGAGTATCCTGACAGGTCAAACACAGCATCGAGATTCTGTGCTGTTGTGGTGGTGCTCAATGCCGGTGTAAGCCTTAGAGAGTCAACACCGACGCGTGCAGTTGTCGTCACAAAGGCACCGGCAGTCCATGTGTCATTGGAAGAATCGAAATCCAGCAGCATCTTCGATGTGTACTCACCTACGGCATCATCTGGTGACCACAGTCCAGATTCGTAAACGATTCCAGTCACAGGTGCTTCAAATCTTCCCTTGAAGACGAGCAGTGTGTTGGTGTAGTCTGGTGACGTAGAGATGATGGGTGTTTTGGCCCATTCAAATGCCAGTTCCTTGTCGGTCACGTTGGCTGCTGTATTGAAAGCACCGACGCCGATGTGAGTCGCGAGGTTTGCCCTATAGTTGGCAAGGTACTGCATTATCAGGCGCTTGCCGTCGTTGGTAATGAGGTTTTCTGCCTGTCCAACCTGACGACCGCCCTGATAGTATTTGTAAGTACCTCTCATACCTTGGTCAGCCTCGATTCATAAGTGGTGACGCCGGGAGCATCCTCCACGTCAATAACGACATCAACAACAAACCTGCCGTCTGCTGCCACCTTCACTGTTTGAGAAACAATGGTGATGTTTGCTGGTGGCTCAAGCCCAGTCGTTGTAGTATCAATGATAAGGTCGTCTGTCGCAGTAGCGTCAGGGTCGGCCTCATTGTTGTTTGGATCGTCTATGTAAAGGCTGTCGGTGTCCGTTTCGTTGACGTACCTAACGTCAACAACGCCCGGTGGGACGAAAAAGTTGGGATCAAGGACGACAGGCTGTACAGTTACAACGTCTCTAGTTGATTCTGTCATTGCTTATGATTATACAGACAGCACACCGGACTGTCAAATCTTTGCCCTCCTCAGCGTAAGGTTTGTGGTTAGACCCTTGTCATATGTGTGATCAATATTCACGACAAAATACTTGTGAGTGGCAGGAGCCATACTCTTTAGAGGATCATTGATTGACACAACGTCACCTAGTTGAAGGAATGGGTTTCCGAATGACTCTACCTGAGCCTCATCAGCGCCACCGGCCCAGTGCAACTTAATCCATTCTCCAATGGACTTGGCGGCAGCCTCAGACTGAATCCAGTCAGATGTGATGTCCACGGTTACTTCACCGCGTCTTCTGACACCATTGCTGTCAGTGATCGTGACGGTCTGCTCCTCCTCCTGATTAACAGGACGGCCATAGATAAGGGCACGCTGGTTTAGCGTAGCATTAGGACCAAGCGTGAGGTTGTCGTCTCCACTGACCACCGCGTTTGTTCTGTAGCGATTGGCCAGCACGAACTTTGCACCGAATGGGTCTGAGTTGTACTCTGGGCAAAGAATCTGAGTTTCATTGCTGAAGTAGATACGAGAATGCAGCACCGGCGTCTTTGAGAACTTGACGTTGAACTCTCTGACTTCGTGAACGATTGGACCGAACTCGTCCATTGCAAATCTGTTGTATCGGTCAATGACGGCTGCATTTGGAGTGCTTGAGGTCAACTTGTTGAAGTCTCTTACCCTGTAGCCCCATTCATCGATAGCCTGATTGGACTGGAATCCACCATTGATTCTGTCGAAGAACGAGGCATCATCCGGCAGACCAGCCTCAGCAGCAGTGGTGTTGTATAGATACTCAAAGTTTGCAGTTCCCCAGTTACGAACGAATATGCCGAATCGACCGGTGTCACCACCGGCTGGGTATCCTGAAGAAGGAACATTCAGGATCATATATGGAATGCCATTGACTGACACCCAGAATGTTCGCGATGAACCCTGTGTTGTAATAGCAACGTCAAGGTCGTACCACACTTCCATGGCCACATTCATGCGAACACCCTTACCACCGTTAGGTCCATAACGCTTGATGGTACCGTCCGTGTGCCTCACATAGAAACACAACTCGTACGTGTTCTTCAGCCACGTTGGGTTATTGGTCAGCGTTGAGGTCTTCATAACCTCAAGATAGTATCCAGACTCGTTGGAGCCAAGGCACATGGCCAGCCCAGCAGCACCGGGCGTGGTTGACTTGTTGAACTTTAGGCTGGTGCCGATGAAGTTGGGACGCTGGTCACCCAGATTTCCTCTCCAACCCACATACCATGAGTTCCACTTGAATGAAGAGTTGGTCATCATTCTGACCTGACTCTTGTTCTTTATCTGTGCCCACCCGCCGTTCCATGTTCCTGACGTTCCAGAACCATGACGATAACTCTTGTTGTATCCGGATGCGTCAACGACGTGAGCCTTTGCGACGGTGTTCCAGATTCCTCGACCATTGCTTACGCACGCGAAGTACCCACTAAAGAAGTTCTTGAAGGAAAGAGCCTGATTCAGTTTGTCCAGTTCCTTGCGCTGATCCTCATTGTAGATATACTTTCCGAGCAGCACGTTTCCAGCGGCGTAGTAGTTGTACCACTTTCCGTTGAATCGAATGAACTCGCCCTCAATCTGGACGACACCATTGTATGGCCATGTGGCAGCCACCTTTGGATCAATCATGAAACTGGCACTACCAGCAGTCATGGGCTTTACCAGAGGTGATGCACGGAGCACCGTGGTGCCCTCAGGCTCCCACACGATTTCCATCGCAGGGTCACCCTTGTTGAATTCAGATGTGTTGGTCTTCTTGTATCCGATGTTGACAGTATTGGCCTCATAGTCGTAGGTCTTGTCCAACTTGATAATGTCGGCCATCTTAGCACCATTGGTTACAGCATCCAACTGCCAAGATGTGCTCTTGGTCAGGTTGTATGCTGTAGTGTTGGTCTTGATCTGCAAGATACCGTACTCATCGAAATAGAATGCCATCTGCAATGGCTGTGCGAAATCATTCATGATATCCCATATTGTCTTCTCCCCGTCAGTCCAGAAGTGTGGGATTCTGACGGCAGTGTCGGTATCAATCTTTTCGTAGTTGTAATCAGAGAAACCGATGGAGTCCAGTAGTCTCCAGATGATTTCAGCAGCAGTCATTGACTGGTAGTAAACAGGCAGAGGCTTAACCGTCTGTAGGTATGCAGAATCGTCCACCAGCGAAACCGTGGTGCTCTCTCGATGTTGTCCCTCCCACTTGTCAGACACCATGGTTGCCATGCGAACCCATTCGTATGTCTTGTTGGTGGTTGCATATGTGTCTGTGGATATGCCGACATCGATCCTGAACTCCACGCCCTTGTCCAATATGCCAAAGTAAGGTGATGATGGATTGTCGTTGGTGAAGTTTCCACCGGTGTTGCTCAGGGTGAGGCTGGCCTCATTGGATGACGTAGTGCCGAGAGGCGTGACGAATGAGAAGTCAGACATGCTGTTGTTGACGCTCCACTTCTCCACGTATGTTGAGAGGTCAGCCTCTAGGCGCGGTGACAACTCGATAAGGTTAAAGAACACACGTGCCTTGTTCATCTGTGTAACAGTCAGACGAATACCCTTGATGGCGGTAGGGTTATCTCTGTATACGGTTGATGACCATGTGCCATTAGCCTGTCGATAAAGTGTCACCCGGCCATTTGAGTCTGGTGTAGGGTTGGTGGAAACAGTGGTCCAGTTGGTACCGTCCGTGGTGATGGCTACCGTCCAAGCAGATGGAGAGGCATATGAGTTCTCAAGCCCTACCACGATCTTGTTGGTAGAAACTGCATTGGTGTACAGAATGGTTGGCTGCACATTTGAGATGGCTTGGTTTCCAACGGTGTAGAGCGTTCCAGCAGATTCTGCCGGTGATGTCCAATACTTGTACTTGGACTCGCTGGATGACACCACGTACCTGTCGGTCAGTGCTGTGTCCTTGTATCCGCCAGAAACAAATCCGTCTGCACCGATTCCAGCGGAACGAGCAGACGCAGAAACACGAGCCTTCAGCACACCGCGCTTTGGCCTGTTGGGTAGGGCAATAGAACTCAGCGGGAAGATATCGCCATTGTAGTCCTGCACACCATTGTTGGTGATGCTGGTGATGGTTGCGTATCTGTTCTGGTTCCATTCCGCAATGACCTGAACCGCTGAGTAGACCGCAGCCGCTTGTTGGACATTATTGATAATGCCAGCAGAGGCTGTCTTCATTATGCGTTCAACTCCTTCGTCTCATTGGACAATACTTGTCCGTCACGCTTCCTCCACCGTCATCGTGATGTCCCAAGCATCGTGTACTGATCGCTTGACAACATCATAACTGAATTCTGTGATGACGGCAGAGTATGTTTCTGTGACACCCTGTCCGTTCTTTACTGTTAGTGTGAAGATACCGGGCACGGTGTTGTAGAAGTTCAGCATTTCGCTACCGCCCCATTTTCCATCCACTGTCTTTGTCGAGTCATTAGGACACATCTTCCACGAGACTGACCACTTCTTTTTATCCGCGATGACATACTTGCGCAGAGCACCATTAGCCATCCTGTTGGATGTCTCGATTCTTTCGATGTCAACAGAAAGTTGACTGCGATTGTGCTCTGTCAAGTCGTTTCCATTGAACCTGAGGATTGATCCTCTAGGAAGTACAATTGCTGCCATTATGCGTTACCACTTATCCTTCTGCTTGGGCCACTGGCCTTGTCGATGTCACGCAATGTGCTCTTTACCACTCGCGCAATCTTGTCTGCGTCTCCGTCACCTTCGACAGTAATGTTTACATTATACTGGTTGGTGCCGTTATTAGCAAATGCATCCAGACCATCACGGAACTTTGTTGTCAAAGGCTCTGGGATTACTGCTTCCTTCTTGTGCAGCATTGCATAACCATCGTTGAGTGTGAATCCACCATCTGCTAGGCCGGGGAACAACTTACGAGGATTGAACCAGTTTCCATTTCTACCGACTTGGAAGTGAACGTGGGGGCCGGTTGACTTACCGGTGCTTCCCATTTCACCAATCTGCTGACCGGGCTTGACAGCCTGACCGGGAGATACTAGAATACGCTGGTGGTGACCATAACCAGTCAATGAACCGTCTGGGTGCTTGATCTGGATGTAGTTACCATAACCACTGTTTTCCCAACCGGTGAACTGAACTCTACCGGCTGCAACTGCACGCGTTGGAGTTCCATAGCCGTTTGCGATGTCAATACCATTGTGGAACTTCATGCCAAGAAGATTACGTGGACCGAACTCGGACACGACAACACCAGTTGCTGGTCGTGACGTTGGGCCTAGATTTGCTCGTCCATCATATGCATTGTTGTGACCTAGGTAGATTACCTGCCCAGTTGTCTTCACGCCAGAAACACTTGGAACGTTACCTGATACAGTACCGACGATGTTTGCGATAGCATTCTTCACGATTTCTGTAGCGGAAGGTGCTGCTGCAACACCAGATGCAATTGAAGGTGCTCCTGCTTCAGCGCCGAAGCCCAGTCTCTTTCGTGCGGCACCAGCGATTGCACTCCTAGTGATTCTGATAGCCATTGGGGCAAGCATTGCACCGGGTAGACTTCCCAGTCCAAGCATGCCACCGCCGCCCATGCCACCACCGGCGCTGTCCATGGTGTTCAGTTGATTTAGACCGTCAGTTCCAATGAACTTCATGGCCTTTCTGTTTAGAACACCTTCACCAACGAGTAGACGTGCGTCAACCTCACCAGCGCTTCTCTCACCAGTGTGTCCTGTACGGCCACCGGGCGACATTCCAACAGTTCCACCAGTGTGGAATGCGATACCCTTTGCTGCAAGAACTGACTCGTTGTGAGCAACCTTACGCTGCTGCATCATCTTGTTGAATTGCGCTGCATTGAACTTACTTGACAATGGTGAGGAGGTGGGTGCCTCTCCACCATTCAGCCATATTCCGAACTGCTTTGCATTCATACCAAAAGCACCCTGAAGCATGGCGGTAGCAATATCTGCACCGACCTTTGCCCAGTTGACAATGGTTGCCAACTTGTTTCCTTCAATAGCAGTCTGGTATGTCAGCATGGCGGCTACGCTTCGTGCCCAGCCCTGACCACGAGACTTCAGGCTGACGCCGTACTTTGCGTACAGAGCATCGATCTTCCTGATCTGCTCATTCATTTCTGCCTGATTACGGGGAACATATGAACGAATAAGTGCAAGTTCCTGCTCTAGTGACTTCTTGCGAGCGTCAACGTACTGCTTTGCATTCTTGTTGTTTCTGTCAGCGTCCTTACGCGCAGCCTCCTTCTTGGCAGCATTAGATGCCTCAAGTGCTCTTTCCTCAGACTTCTTCTGAGCGGCCAGAGCCTTGTCACGAGCATCCTGAACCTCCTTGAGAGCATCCAGCGATGTCTGCTTCTCTTCCTGAATTCTATCCTTCTTGTCTTGAAGGCTTTCGATCTTCTTTTCAGAAACAGTGGAAGCACCAGCGGCAGCATCATCAAGCGCCCAACCGGCACGCTTCGCTGCCATATCATTCTGCAACTTGGCGGCGTCGTCCAACTTACCAGTGCTGATTGCAACACTGATATCGATAGAGTCGTTATATAGTTCAGACATGCGCTGAAGACGAGTCTTTTCAGCCTCAAAGATGCGCTGACGGGCTTCCTCGGCCTTCTGCTCTGCTTCGATAGCCTTATCAACGGCCTTGACGCGAGCGTCATAAGCCTTCTCCATAGCCTTACGAGCATTCTCCTGAGCCTTCTGCTCACGGTCATTGATGCCAGTCCACTTGTCTTCAAGTTTGTCCTTTGCCTTATCGGCTGCCTTATCGGCGGCTTCTACAGCGGCTTCACCTTCACGCTGGATACGGTCAACGTAGGCGCTCCAGTGAGCCTCTACCTGATCCTGACGGTTCTCCTGAACCATGTCGATAACACCCGTCGTGACGTTACGGAAGGATTCCTTAGCCTGATCGGCGGTGATTTCAGCACTGATACCGGCCTTCTTCAGTGATGCTGCAAGGTCATTGACACCAGTTACAGCACCGGGCGTAACCTGTGTGCTGAACCAGTCCAGAACATTTCCTGTCTCCTTCAGACCACCCTTTAGGCGGTAGGTGTTAAGAAGTGCCAACTTGTCGGCCTCCGACATCTTGTCATAGGCAGGACCCATTCGCTGGATTTCCTGAATGTAAGAACTCATAGCGTCCTCACGCATGGTGATCATTTCTGCATCCGATGGACCCTTCTGGAAGAAGTCAGGGATGTTGCTCAGAACGTGGAAGTAGTTTCTGAAGTCAGTAGTGCCCTGATTGGTAATACCCGCAGCCCTAGTCCACTCGTCTAGGTATACCTTTACACCGTCCTTCTGACGTAGCAACTCTCTGAATTGTTCGTCACCGATGCCCATCTTCTCCTGAATGTTGACATCCCAGTTGTCCCTTAGGAACTCATCGAATGAGTTCAGGTCTTGACTCTTCATCCACTCGCCCTGAGTCTTCTGAAGGTTTTCGTAACGAGACATCAGTTCGCCGTTGATAGCCTTGAACTGCTCATCGAAAATCTTCTGGCGGTCCTTTGGATCAGCACCGGCCAGAATCTGCCATTGCTCCTTGGCGGTGTCCTTGATGCGCTGTAGACCACCGGCAGAAAGGTCGTCCTGTCCAGACACCCAGTTTCTGAACCAGTTCTCTGAACCCTGACCTTCATCAGCCCATGCGACATTGAACTGACGACGCAATTCCTTAGCAACTGCGGTAACCTGTTGTGCCGTATCATCGAAGTTGATCAGGTTGTGGAAGTTCACTTCGAACTGAGAATCAGTCATGTTCATGGTCTGAGCAAATGCACCCAGAACTACTCGTGCAGTCAACTTAGCCTGCTCCTCTGTAGCACCGTGCATCTTGGCCTTCATTGCCGCAGCAATTGCTTCGTCCCAAATGGTGGCAACGTCCGTGGCAGCGTCTCCGGTCAACTGACTCTTGGTGACATCAATCAGTGCCTTACCCTCTTCTGTCTCACTGAACTTTGCTGTCAGTTCCTGACGTGACTGCTTGTTCGTTCCCTTGGGGGTCATGTTGAACGAAGTGGTTGTCTGATATGCATATCCGATGGTGTCGGCAAGCGTCTTTGCAGCATTGCCGTAGTCTTCCATCTTCTTTCTGTTCTCTTCCATGGAGTCAGTGATCTGCTTCCAAGCGATAACACCGGCGATTGCGAGTATGCCGAATCCAGCCGCCAACCCCTTAAGCATTGGAAGCATGGAACCCATTGATGGAAGGATTCCAGTGACCAAGCCCTTAAGACGTTGGAATCCTCCAGATGTAGCAAGCAGGACGGCAGCATTCAACTTGATCATTGTTCCGAATGACTTTAGGGCAAGCATGGCGCGTGCCATTGCTGCCGGGAACATTGTTCCAGCAATACTTGTTGCAATCAGCATCTTACTGCTTAGACCCACAGCGGCATTCTCGGTATTACCGAACATGAGCAGTAGTGAACCAAGTCCACCGGCTGCCATTCCGACACCCTGAGCGTAGCCACGCATTCTGTTGAGGTCGAATGCCTTGTTCATGGCAATTGCCTCAGTCTGGACATGGCCCATGGCCTTTGCTAGTTGTTCAGCATTGTGGGCAGCGCGAGCATCCTTGAACTGCTTGTTTGCCTGATCATATGCGTCAGCAGTTGTTCTCTTTCCGGTGGCTGCGTTGTTGTAGTACGTTCTACCCAGTTTATCCTGAGCCTTGATGATATCTGTCTGTCGGGGACCGCCCATCCAAGGAGTGGTGTCCACACCGTACTTGGCAGAGTTTACAAGACTCTTTTGGTTGGTTTCGTATTCCTTCTCTTGCTTCCTACCGGCGCGGTTGATGGAATTGGCATTTGCCAACTTGTAACTCTTGCTCAACTTGTCTAGTTGTAGGCTTAGTCGTGCCACCGCTGCGGTTTGTGTGTCCCAGCCCTGTGCAGCCTGCTTTGACAGCAATTCCTGAGTGCGCTGTTCAGCACTCATCAACTTGAATCTAAAGCGAAGTGCAAGCATGACAGAAGCGAACTTCAGTAGGTTTCCAACAAGGTTGCCAATAAGACCAGTCATCATGACGATAGGACCAATTGCACCAACTGCAAGTGCCATTCCGACCAAGAACTTCTTCAGCGCTGGATTCATGGTGTTGAATCCTTCAATCATTCTGCCAATGAACTCCATGGCTGGAGCAGCCAACTTTAGGAACTCTTCTCCAGCCTTAGCCAGAGAGTTCTTCATCTGTTCTACGGCCTTCTTGATACGCATGAACGGACGCTCGTTAAGACGCGCCAACTCCTGATTTGCGATGGCAGCATTTTGTTCCAGTGAGTTGTTGGCTACATTGATAGCCTGATTCCATTGGTCTGTCTTTTCCACCATCTGCTGTAGAAGCAGTAGGGCCTTAGAACCCTGATAGATACCGAATACGTCACGCGTAACAGCAATCTTCTGTGGTGCGCTCAGGTTGGCAATTGCTGCGGCAAACCTGTCCAGTGTTGGAATGGTCTCACCATTTGTCTCGTCAATGATCTGTCGAAGGTCTTGGCCGGTCATTGCCTTGAATGTTGCAAGGCCCTTACCGTATGTTGCTACAAGACGGAAGTTGATGGACTTTAGAGCGTTAGCACCTTCTGCTGCATCGATACCGGCAGCCTTAAATGCTGTTAGAAGCGTACCGGTCTGCTTTAGGTCTGCGCCTAGTGCGTTCATCACACCGGCGACCTTAGGAATTGCAGTCACGAAGTCCTGCGATGTCAGAACAGTTTGGTTCTCCATCGCGTTGATGTAGTTGAAGTCGTCACCGATTTCTTGTGCGTTGTGGTGATACACTTCCTGTAGAGAGATGGTTGCCTTTACGGCATCCTGCCAGTCCAGTTCACCCAGCACTGCTGCGCGGCTGGTGGCCAGAGTAGCCTGCTGAAGTTCATTTCCAGTCTTTCCAGACGCAGCAAGTTGAGCCATGATGCCCAAGGTATCCTTGGATGACTGTCCAAACATGCTGGTGACCGTTGTGGCGGTGGCCATTGCTTGATCACGAATAGACTGGACTGACTCCTGAACGCCCTTGGATGCGTCACCATAAACCTTGGTAATCTGTGTCAGGGCCTTGTCAGTGTCATATGCCAACTTACCTGTGGCTGCTGCTGCAATAGCAATAGGCACAGTAAAACCGACCATCAACTGACGACCGGCCCATTGTGTATTCTTACCCCACTTTACCATCTGGTCTGCACCAGAGGCCATCATGGTGTTGAACAGACCCATCTTGGTGCGAGCGTCCGCCAACTTTGCTGACAGTTGTTGGGGCTGATAGAGTGTGGCGTTTAGTTTTCCGCTGGAACTCTTGGACCACTGCACTGCTGATGCATTCTGCAATGCAATCTGTTCGCGAAGAACCTTGTTGAACATCTGGCGATTACGAATTGCTTCGCTGAATGTGACCTTCTGATCAGCCAGTTTCTTGGTGAAGGTTTCTGTTGCCGAGGTAACCTGCAACTGACGAGCAAAGAACTCGCCAGAGCCGGTGGTGATATCATCGAACTGCTTACGCAAGTTCTGCATGCCGCTAACAGACTTGGCATTGCTATAAACGCCCTTGGTCTGTGTTGCAAGTGACTTGAAGTGTGCGTCTAGAGCGTCTGCCTGCAGGGCAAGACGCTTCATGTCGGCTGCTACCTGCTTGAAGTCAGAGTTACCGACAAAGCGGATATTAACTTGCTGAGTTATTGATGCTCATTCCTTTTATAGATATTCAACTTCAATTCCTAGATCAGCGAATTCAAGTTGTTCTTCAGAGACACCGGCCATTTCCGCCGCTGCTCTCTTCTTGGCCCTTTCCACCGGGTCTTCTCCTCCATCACTAGAGGGCAAATCTATTCCCTTGAGCGAGGCTGCAAACCTCCACTCTCTTTCTTGTCTTTCTCGTGCGGCATCTAGTATCGCGTTGAGTTCATCGATAGTAAGTGATTCTTCCAAATCTTCAAAGTTTTTCCAGTGGCCTAGCAAGAAAGCCTCGGCCTCTAGTTCAACTAGATTCAGTTCTGACCACTTAGTACCGCCTCCCTCGCCGCCGCTACTAGATTTGGGTCGTTCAACTTAACGCCCCCACACACCTCGATGATCTTATAGCATGTAGGAAGGTCAAGGATGTCGTCCAAGTCTTCACTCATTGCCTGCTCGGCCTTGATGCCCTCAAGGCATACCTGTGCCAGTTCAAGCAGTTTGTCAAGACTCTCTTCTTCTGTTTCGACCGTTGTGAGTGTTTCCAGTCTGGTCATGAAGACCTTTAGCCTTCTAATGGGCAGTGGTCGCAATTCAATCTTCGATCCATCTACCAATGTGATGACCTCTAGGTCATATACTTCTGTAGCGATTATAGTTCCTCCTTGTAGTAGTCCTCAAAGTATAGCAAACAACTGGGGGTTTGACAAATTACAGCAGTGAACCCGGCCATTTCTGACCGGGTTCACTAAAGTTCTGTCTATATCATCACGTTTCGATCTGTCGATCCCTGATAATTCCGTACTCCTTGCCAGTGTAGTAAGGGTCTGGAAGTAGACGAAGAGATACTGGAATCATCGTTGCGTCGGTCTTCGATAGACTGTGCGCTGACGACTCCACATTGAGTGCACGACGTGCGAGATAAACACGCTCTGCCTTCTTGTTCGTTGCGGTCTTTGGCGCTGGGCCAATGAATGCAACGGAACGCTCAACAGGCTCGTCAAGCAACGCACCTGCCGCGATACCCAATTCAAAACCACCCGTTGCGTCGGGAGCAGGAGCGGCAGTAAGGCTGCTGTTCTTCTGGCCCCATGCAAATACAAGGTTGGTTAGGGTTGCCTCAGCAAGCGATGTACGGAGCGATGCCGTCATACCCTGCTTATACATCTTTGCAGCGTCCATCAACTGGTCAACCTCTACCTCACCGTAGTCAGGCTCGTAGGTCAACTCAACACCGTCAGAAGTATATCCAACGTGTCGCCAGTTGGTAGTATCAGCGTCGAATGTTGCTTCAGATGACGTGTTCACTGTCAAACCTGCGGGCAGGGTCACAGCAACGTTACCGTTTACACCATAGAACGTTGAGTCGGTTGAGTCCTTTACGGACACGTATACCTTTGCTGCTCCAACAATAATGTTTTGATTTCTGTATGCCATTGTTTCTTTTCACCTCCATGTTTCCAATTGTGTTTCGCTGGCTAGGCGGTACTTCCTCACTGCTTATATTACACTGGATGTTTTCCCAATGCCAAGTTCAAACGTGTAATGCGCCATGAGTTGAGTCAGAAACGGTATAGATGTATGAAAGGGTAATGTATCCATCTCTTCTACCGCCCTCTGTTGAGACCGCCTGTGGCCCCTGAGCACCTGTGACGCTGACTGACTTGAAATCAAAGTTGCGATAGAAGGAACCCACCGGCTCGGTGGTAGAAATGAACTTGTTGATTTCCTTAGCCGTTTCATCCCTCTTGTTCAACTTTGATCCCAGCATTG